ATATTAATATTATAACTTCCGTCAAGATTGGCATCTATTACCTCTCCCTCATCAGTATTGGTATTGTTTTTTGCCGCTCTATCTGCTAATTGATTATATATTTTTATTATATCTTTAAGGTCTTTACTCATCGTCTCTACCTTTTTCTTTGAAGTAATATTTTATCTCTTGATTTTTTGCTCCCCTTCTAACAGTAATTCTTCGTATCATAGCAATCAGATTAAAAATATAACGAGAAGAGAAAGAAATCTGCATAAAGTTTCCGGGCTTTATGAAAGGGTTAAATACTGTAGGGACTGCACCTGTAAGTTTCCTGGTACTTTCATATATAAAGTCCTGTCCTATTTTCTCTGCATCATCCTCATCCGCCACAAGTAGATCATATATATCAGGGGCACGATTGGTCAAATGTCCAAGTTCATCCTGGTCGTAATCATCTATTACCCTTACCCACAATCCTTCGTCAAGTATAGCCTTCTGAGTGTACCATTCTGTAGTAGTTTGAGGTTCCGCTATTGGAGGGTCTATGGCAGGGTCATAAATTACAAGAGGAATATCTTCTCCGGTAGGTGAAGGAGTTATTTCTGGAGCCTGTGGTGGTGTTGTATAAGTCTGCCATTCAAAAGTAATTTCTATACTCCCGCCAGGAGTTCCAGGAATAAATATCTGATAGCCATCATAAGTACTCATCCATGCAACATCTACTACATTTACCCATACTCCAGGTATCTCATTCGCACAACTCCAACCATATTTTACCCACTCTACTGTTATTGTGCCATCATCCTGAGTGGTTTCATCGCTATACCTAATAATAGAGGCACTTCCGCCTGTCCCTGTTTTATCCGTTGAGTCAATTATAATGCTATCTTTTACTACAATTTGGCCATTGAAACCAAAAGTTTTTTCTCCGCTTCCTGAAACTACAGGCATTGTGGCAGAGGGCATTATGAAGTCACCTCCACACTTCTATAAGAGTCATATACAGCAGAGTATTTCTTTATATCCACTTCATTGTAGGAAGCTACAGAAGATTGCTCTAAATCTGCTTTTCCCTTATAGAGAGTCTCAGGAATTCGCACTTGATAAGAAGTAGGTCGCTGAAGTATTCTATCCATAAATAAAAGAGATAAACGATCACCTACAGGCATAATCAGGTAATCAGCAGGAATAGAGTCGAGTATCTTCTTCATCGTCTCACGTGGCTCTGTATTTATCGTCGTTAATTCGTTGTAGAAATAAGTGTCTTTTGCAAAAAGGTATTGAACATTAAAGTATTCTTTTGTAATAAGAGAAGGAAGAAGGTCTATACACTGTCTACAGATATTATTTAAAGCCCATTTCTTTGAGATTGGATTTATCATCATAACTATATAATGTTCATCTATATCTGCATTAAAAGAAACTATCTTTGTAGAAGTATCATAAGTAAATCCTTTATCTCTTCTCTGAAAATTTACATACAGTTCACTTCTACGATTAAAATCAAAGAAATCATCGTGAGTAAGGTATGACACAAGGAAACGCCTTGCGTCTATCCTTCCAAGAGCTTCTCTTGCACAAAATGTAGGAAGGCTGATTTCTTGTGTTAATACCTCTGTTATCTCATCCCATCCCGCAAGGTGAATAGTGTATTCTCCTTTTATCTCCTTTATTACAAGTCTGGGAAGTGTAAAGAATACTACTGTATCTCCTACGTGAGCACATATTTCAAACTTTAGATATTTTCTTGTGGCTCTTGAGTAAGAATAAATACCTTCTGTCAGATAGCCACTCCATTCAGAAGCAGGAGAAATGAGGCTTCTATCAAAATCTATTAATTTTAACTCCCATAGGATTTCTTGATTTATGCCCCAATCAAAGTAGAGTTCCCCACATTTTGCATATCCTATCTGTTTTTCAATTCCTAAATCTGGAGCCTGAATAAAAACTCTGGCAGATATAAAGCTATCCATTTCTGACCTGGTAGGAATATTATAAGTTGGAGTCTCATCTTCTGCCACTTCAGCAGGAAACATACTATCAAAAAATCCTGAAGGTCTTATCTTCGCTTTTGCTTTTACACGTGGACACCAATCTATTATTCTGGTTCCAATATTTGAATGAGCCTTAAAATTATCCTCCACTGCTCTTGTATTTGTTACCCTTGCAAAAGCAGGAAGGTTATCCTCTACTGCTCTTATATCTGTTACTCTTGCTGTTGCTTTTACCTGCCCTGAAGTTACAATGGACATTTAAACCGTTCCCCTCGCATAAAGTTCCAAATATCTTTCATTATCTGCTTCAGCACAATCCACGTCAGGAATATATTTTGTATATACTGGAACAGAAGAACCTGTAGCTAAATCAGAACAATCCAAATCATTATTGGAATAATTATTATAAGTATCATCAAGTGAAACCCATAAGTGTTTGAGCATTTCTGATATATTTATTACTGCCTGATTACTTACTGTTAAAGTTGTTTTAAGAACTATCTCCAGACCAGGAATAATATTATAGTTTTTATTTCCAGTTATAAGGCTTACACCTATAGGACTTCCTCCATTTACAGTAACAGTAGAAGTAGAGTCCACGTCTATCTGGTAAGTTCCTGCTTGAGGAATTTTATAATCTATTTCTGCGTGAAGGGTATAAGTAGGAATTCCTGCAAGAGGATTATCAAAGAATACTATTCGCCCCATATTACCATAGATATAATCAGGTGTAACTTCTGCATAAGTAGGAGTAGCAGCATCAGATTTTGTATAATAAGTGCCTTCTCCTTTTATGAAATGCTTTGGAAGGTTATAAGCATATTCCCAGTACATATCACTTGCAACTGCCTGAGTAGTTACAGCAGTACAAGAAAACTCTACCCAGTACGCCCATTTCCCATTTACTTTTGATTTCCTCCAGAGTGCGACAGAGGCTTTATCAAGTTGAATTATTCCCGAACCTGTAAGTCCAGAAGTGCCATCAGTAGCACCAGCGAAGGCAACAAAAGAAGTTCCATTGTTATACTTTATTGCGAACCCTGTATAACTTCCTGGTGTGCTGATAGTAACATTTATATTGAAAATCCTCTCATTACATCCTAAATAAACTTTATCTCCTGCAATAGCCATAAAATTAACAGAACCGGTATTTCTAGCAGTATAAACAGAAGAGAGATATTCAAAACAATATACCCTTTCCTCATAAGCAGTGATTTCTGAGCCTGAGTCCTCTTTTGCTATAGATACAGTTTGAAGAGTCCCTCCAGTGGTTTCTCTTACTACTCTTACAGATTGGACTGAGTCGCCATCTGTATTTATAGTGTTTTCAAAAGTATCAGAAATTAATCCAGGAAAAGGACAAAAGTCTATATCCTCTATAGTTTCAGAAGTATTATTTTCAAGTTTTATTTCCTTAGATTTCACTTCACCAGGAGAAACAATTCCATAATCTAATTCTGTTATCGCCTCATCGTTATCATTTAAAAAATTTATACTGCTCATTACGTCACCACTCCTAAATTCTTAAGTTCCATACTCCAGGAAAGTTTAGTCCTTCCCGTTTCAGGTTCGCCCTGAAAATCTAATATATTTACAAGATAAGTAAGTCCTGTTCCTGCATTTGCTCTTGCTTTATGATAAAGAAAATTCTCAGGTGGATTGCTTTTAAAAAATCCATCGAATATTTCAAATGTAGCCTGTGGCATACCCGAACCTGAGAGTGAGAATATCCCAGCATCATCATCTATACCTTCGTCTCTTATAGTTTCTACAGAAGGAATAAGAGTGCCATCTTCATCATGAGAAGGCATAGAGGCTTCTATTACTACATTCTTCTGTACTTTTGGAGTCAAGTTTCCTCTGGGTTCAAAAGGGAAATACGTTTGGTCACTTAAATCTGTTCTGCACATATAATCACGCCATCTTGCCATATTATCACCTCACTATTTTTGCATACATAGCCCACGAAGCCATATTATCTGCTGATTTTTGCACTTGCTGAGGGGCTTTATTTAAATTAAAACCACCAAAATAGTTATTATTATTCGTTGTGTACCTAAAAGAAGAAGATTGGTTGTTTATATTTGAAATATTTGAATTATACTGTCTGAGTCCTGCTGATAATCCTTTCAGAGAATAGCCAAGCATATCTGCAATGTTTTTTCCTACTGTTCCTGCAAGCATATCGTTTATTGGATTATCAAAACCATACTTCTGGCTCTGTCCTGTTCCTATGGCAAAAGCATCTTCAGGTGAAAGTCCTATCTGAGAAGCATAGTTCATATATTGACTCTGAATTTTATCTTTTTGCTCTGGTGTGGAGGCTTTGTTCATCGCCTCAGCGTAACTTTGATTTAAGAGTTGTGCTTGTGAAGTAGGATTTCCTCCACCAGCAATTCCTGTTCCTCCGCTAATACCTGCTCCTGCTCCTCCACCTATTCCAACTGCCGAACTTTGTCCAATTCCTCCACCTGCTCCACCACCTGAACCTAAATTATTTAAAGCAGTGGAAGCATTACCAAGTGCTGAGATTAATTCATTTGTAGCCGTAATTTCATCATTCTTTATCTTTATTAAATCTGCTTCAAGTTTATTCGCCTCTGCCTTAAGTTTGTTCGCTTCTCTATCAAGAGCATTAATATCCTCTTCTATCTTCTTACTTTCTTCTAATCTCTTTCCATATTCTGTTACGTGTGGAGTCTCTCCGCCTTCCGCATATTGACCGAGAGGAGAGAAACCTTCCATCATTGGAAGCCCTTCTCCAAAACCTCCACTTTCAAGTTCTCTCTGTTGCTTTCTTTTTTCTTCTATTTGTAATTCTATTGCTTCTATCTGTTTCTGGCTTTCTTTTATGGCATTAAGTTTTTCCTCTTCTTTTCTTTTGAAGTCTTCTAAAGTATCAGTTTGTAACTTCTGAATTGATTTATGTTTCCACTCCTCAATAGCTACTTCATCAGCACCTGCTTTTTGCCACTCTTCTACCTGTTTCCTGATATTGAAAAGTTCATTTTGATAGCCCTGTGTATTTAATTGCTGAATTTTATTCTGTATTTCTTCATTTATCCTGAGTCTTTCTTCTTCTTTTTTCTTTTCTTCTTCTGCTAATTTTCGCTTTTCTTCGTCTGATTTTTTTTCTTCTTCTAAGATATAATCTATGGTTTCCTTATTTGCCTTTTCTTTTTCTTTTAAAGCTTTTTTTGTTAATTTATCCTGCTCTTTTAAATGTTTTTGTTCATTCTTAAGGCGTTCTTTATTTATTTTATCCTGTTCTTTTGCTATTCTATCTTCCTCATCTACTATCTTCGCCCTTATTTTATTATTTTGTTCTGTAGTAAGTTCATATTCAGATTGAAATTCTTTTAATGCCTGTATCTTCTGCTCTGAAGTATATCTATTAGCTTTCCATTCTGTTTCAAGGTTAGAAAGCATTTTTTTGAAATCAGCGTCTTTTAGTGACTCTTTCACTGCTTCTGTTTTTTCTTTTATAGCAGAAGTTTCTGCTTTATGTGCTTTCTGTGCGTCGTATATAACTGCCCTCTGTTCTCTTTTAGTTTTTATATATTTTTCTTCCTGATCTATAATTTTCTGCTGGTCATCTATTTGCTCTTGAAGTGAAAAATACTTTTTATCAGTAGGCTTCAATTTGTCCTGCTCTGCCTGAAGTCTATCTCTTTCTTTCCTTGCTTCCTCTAAGCGTCTTGTGTGTGCTAATTGTTCATTTGCAAGAGTTTTCAGAAGTGCAGTTATCTTTTCTGCTCCTTCTGCTGTAGCAAGTAAAGCAGGAAGTCCCTGTTTCATCGCATCATTAAATGCAAGAGTTCCTGTGGTTGCTTCAGGAAAATATTCTTTTAATTTTTTTATAGACTCTCCTAATTTATTTGTGCCACTTTCCATATCTGTTCGCTGAAGTTCTGCTGTAGCCATTTGATATTCCTGAGTGGCGTATAAAAGACCACCTAAAGCCACTATCATCGCTCCTACCGCAACGATAGGAAGCGCCGCAACCCACGAAGCTCCAAGTGTGGCATTTGCCGCTGCCCAGATATTTGTAGCAGTAGCAGCTGTTCGCATTGTGGTTATATAGCCTAATACAGCAGTTCGCATAGCAGTTATAGATGGAATAGCAGAAAGAGTCAGTATGTTTGAAGAAGTAGCTATTTTAAGTCCTAAAGCAGTAATCACTGTTCCCAGTGGAGCAAGAGCATTTACAGCACCTGCGACAGTGGCTGTAGTAAAGGCAATCCCTGTAGCCATTCCTCCAAAAGCTATTATGGTTTTTCTTAACTCAGGGTCTATTTTAGATAACTCTTCTACGATATTAGTTATCTCTAAGACCACTTGTTTCATTACAGGCAACAGTTCTTTTCCAAAACTTTCTTTAAGTTTCGTAATAGAACCTTCGAGATTACTAACTGCTCCGCTGTATGTTTTTGATTGCTCTTTCATACCACCAGCAAAACGTTCTTCCATTATTTGAACTAAACCTTCCAGAAGAAGGTTTAAATCTGTTATTTGCCCTTTAGCATTTAGAAGAGTTCCATTGAGTTGGTCGTCAATCATCTTCTTTGTAATACCAAACTCTTTTAATCTCTCTAATTCCCCTGTAGAAGCATCAGCATAAGCCTCTACAGCCTGATTTAAACTCTTGCCCATCCCTGAAGCCATATCGCCTATATTTGTTAAAACTTTAGGGATTTTTTCTGCTTCAACGCCATAAGCTTTTAATTTTATAGTAGCTTCTATTACTTCATTGGTTTCAAAAGGAGTAACGTTAGCAAACTGCTTAGCCCATCCGAGCATAGCCTGAGCTTCTTCTTCAGCACCTTGAAAAGCGGTTTTCATAGCTATTTCAAGTGTCTCAGCATTTGCCGCCGCACTGATTAAATTACTTCCCACTCCCACTAAAGCATCAGAAGTTCCTTTTGCGGCAAGTGTTATACCATCAAGCATAAGTTTAAATTGCTGACTTGAAGCAATTGCCGCCATAGATTTTTTCATATCATCTACAGATTGTTTTAAATTCTGTATTTGATTTGTAGCATCAGCCGCAGAAATTGTAGGGTGAATAACTAAACCAGAAGCTATTTTCTGTAAATCTTCTATTTCTTTTTCAGTCTTTTCTATATCTTTTTGAAGATTATTAAAAGCTTGACTTGCCTGATTATCTGCCCGCATCCTAAAAATTAAATCCAGGCTATTATTCATATTTATTCACCTCCTTCTTCTTCCCAACTTTCGATTACTACTCCAAATTTATCTACCTTTTTTTGATAGTTCTTTTTATACTGATTATGGTTAAAGTTTTTATCCCATAGTTTACTTGCCATATACTTCAATTGTTCTACAGAATAAGTATTAAAAAGAGAAAGAGGTTCAGAGAATTTAGTAGCAATATTGATTACAAGATAATTAATAGAGTCAATGAAATCATTATAATATTTCGCTCTATCTTCCTCAGTGAGTTTTTTAGGCTTTTCTTCTTCTTCCATATCCTCTTTCTCTTCTTCCCTTAAATTTAAATCAAAAAAACTCTTTATAAAAAGATTAAATCTCTCTTCTTTCTCTACAAGAAAAGTAACTTCTTCAGGAAGAATAGAAAGAGATACAAAGAGTTTCAGTTTATTTAAATCTCTCATAGCCTCAAGGCAGTCAATCAATAGCGAGGCTGAGACCTCTTTTATTAAGAAGTCTCTGCCCTCTATTGATACGTATTTAGATTGTTTACGACACAAATTAAGCACTTTCATAAACTGATTTATATAACTTCTGTCCGTCATCCTTTGTCTCGTCATACATAGCCTTGAAATTAACAGTCGTTTTCCCGTAAGCAGTCGCAAGAAACTCCATTAAATCCTGTCCTTCCGAGTAGACATACCAGAAATAATGCAATACTCTGGGGCCATTACGAGTTTTCTTTATCAGAAGCATTCTGTAATAGTTGATTACGTTTTCTCCACCATAAGTGAAGGTTTCAGCGGCAGGTTTATTCCAGGTATAATCTACTTTTACTATCTCTCCTGTAGCAATTCCGCCTCCGCTTATTCTTCTTACTGCATCACTACCCTGTCTTGTTCCAAGAGCATAATCTGTATCGAGAACATAAAGCACTGGAGTTGCGGCAGGAAGTAAAGTCGTCTGGTCAATCTGTGTAACTGTTATCCCTGTAGCATCCCTGCTGAGAAGGACTTCCCATCCAACGTTGGTTAATTTTCTATACTCAGTATCAGATTTAGAAGGTTCTGCACTGTCTGTGCTTACTAAACCTGCACCAATTCTTGCCTGTCGCTCATCTGGAGATTGTTCCTTAAGTGTGATTTCAATCGTCACATCATCCTCAGAAACATCTGCCACTACAACTCCCTGTGGCGTATCATCCTTGTCTGTAACGACAGTTCTTTTTGTAGTTACCTTTACATCATCTACACCACCGAAATTTATCATGTGGTGAAACTTATACGCCTCAGCATAATCAGGTGAAGGTATTTTCTCAAAAAGAACTTCACAGATACCGAATGTTCGCATCTCAGGTCTTTTGCTTGCCATTATTTATCACTCTCCTTTATAATTTATATAACTTACATCCATTACAAAACTTATATAACTTCCTGTAGGGTCTCGTTTGCTTTTCATTGGTTCTAAATAATCTGTATCAGCAATAACCCCACCACTTGCAATTCCATCAAGTGTAAAATCTTTCTTTAAAGTAGTTTTTACTGCTAAAGCAAACCTTTCGATTTTTTTAATCATATATCTTAAATCCTCTTCTCTGAGCCACCCGCTTATTAATATCTGAAAACCTTTCTCGTCAACTCCTTCCTCTCTTTCTTTAAGTGGCTCTATGAAAACGGCAGGATATTCATCCACTCCAAGAAGTGAAAATCCTGAAGCAGGACTATCGTGTTTAATAGTTACTTCATCTTCAAGTTCTATTCCGTAATCTCTTTCTGTATTGATTTCTTCTATTACCGAAGGAAGTTCAGTAGTTAGAAGTGTAACAACTCCTTCACAGATTTCTTCCATACAAACGATAATCTCTCTTGTTTCCATTATTTTCTCCTATATGTTACCAGGATTAAGAGCGTCCCTCATAATCCTTGTAATTTTAGATTTGAAACTCTTTATTAATCTTAACGGAGGTCTGGCAGGCATTTTATGAGTTCCTCTCTGGTGAAGCCACGCCAGGTTCCATTTTCCTACTTTCAATCCCGAACCTATAGCCATAGATTTTTTATCTATCTCGTGAATATTCCCAGAAGCTCCTTTACGAGTTAAACTCTCTTCTAACTCTCCTGTAAGGTGAAGTATATTTTCACCGGGATAATGCTTTTCTTTCCACTCAGCATAAGCAGTAGAAAGGTCTTTCCATTTGCTCACATCTTCAACGTTTCCCTCATTTTCAAATATCTTTTCTTCCATAAAATAAAACTCTTCTGCTATTTCTTCCCATATAGGAGTAAAATCAGAAATTCGATATTGTATCTTTGAAAATACTCTATCAAACTGCTTTATTCCGTCTATTTCTATTGTAAATCTTAAGTTGCTACTCATTTAAAAAGGACTCTCCTCTATCTCTTCTATTTCTTCTTCTTCAGGAAATAAATCATCTTCTAAAGGCATAAGTTCTTTTATTCTTTTCTCAAGTTTCCTATCAAATCTCACAGAACGAGTACCAAACATATCAGCAAGAGTTTCAATATCATTTATTACTCCAATTTCAAATATCCTGTGTTCTTCTCTCTCTTCTTCAGTAGGTGAAGTCCAATCTGCTTGTATTTGTCCTCCTTCTCCTGTTCTTTCTTCATCTGTGATATAAATCCAAATGCATCGACAAAAACCGTGAGCAGGTGGTTGACAACTTACATAATCTGGATTATCGACAGAAACAATCATCTCATCTCTTTCTTTACAATACTGGCAGGTTTTTTCGTCAAGTATTGCTGACCATTGAGCAAAAGCAATATTAATCCCATCTATATTTACAATGGCGTTATCCCTGCCCATATTCACAGCACGTGGTATTTCTAAAGAAGTAAGAAACTTAATAACACCCTGCAAGTATTGAACACCTATGTAGCTTTCTAAGGTTTCAGGCGGTTCCCACTCAGGGTCTAAAACTTTTTCATCAAAGAAAAAGTTTCTATAGTCTCTTATCTGTTTCTCCACAAAACTCTTTACCACGTAGTTTCACTCCCGAATAAAGGCTCTCCATCTGTAAGCTCTTCATTTACACCGAATACAGAATAATCCACTGTATTTATTGTTTTGTATTCTATAAATTCTTTTAGTTTTTTTTCATATTTTTTATTCCAGGAAATATCAGGTTCACTAATTGTATTTGTTTCACCACTGGCATTAGGCACATTCCCAAACTTTATTTTCTCTATTATCCCGGCAGTGCCCATATCATTAATCTGAGAAAGGTATCTCAAGTCATCAGCATCAGTAATAGAGTCTATTGCTATACCAGCTTTCCTCATCTTTATTCTCATTTCAGAATAAATTTCAGTATTTATTCTTTCCACATCAGTAGAAGTTGGAATAGTTGTAGCAGAGAAATCCGTAAGCATTTGAAGCAATATCTTTACTGAAGCATTAGAAGAGTTATAGCCTAACCAACTCATATATAAAGCCTCCTTCCTTCTTTAAAGTGTCCATAAGAGATAAAAGAAGTCTTTTGCACAGGCTTCGAGTAAGTAGGTCTATGAATAAAAAAGCCATTGCCAAGATAAATTCCAACGTGAGTTATAGTTCCTTCAGGCCAATCTCCATAGGTATTACGGAAGAAAACTATATCACCACACTGAAGTTGATCTATTTCTTTTATCAGAAGCCCAATATCATTTCCTGCAAGGGAATTAGCATAACCTGTCCCCATAGGTTCTGTTATCCCATCAGAAGGTTTAGAAGTTACTCCTGGATTATATCCCGCTTCCTTCAGCACTTGCCTTACAAAATTCATACATTGAGCAGTTTCGCCTTCACAAAAAGGTTTCCCTAACCATTTTAGAGCAAACTCTACTATCTTATTCCCATCAGCGAATTTAGGAGAAGGTATTGACTCATTCCTCTCTTTTGCTTTCTTAATACAATACTCTGCCGCACCTGTCCACGTATTGCCGAACCATAAATCAGGTTCCTGTTTATGAGTTATCATTATTGGACTTTTATCTGAATTTACAATCTGTCCCATACAGCACCTACTTCGCTTTATTGATTACAGAAATAATATCATTAATCTTTTCTATAGAAAGATATTTTGAAGCATAAAGAGCCTTCTGAGTTCCTTGCTTATCCCCGAATATATCTTCTACGATAGAAACGATAGAAAGAGCATATTTAAGAACACTGGGTTCGTATTTCTCCATAAGCTCTATAGCAATTTTGAAATAACCTGGCATACCAGGAAGATTAGATAACTGTTTCAACACAGGAAGAATTGTATCGTCCCATTTATCAATAAGAGTAATAATCTCTCTTATTTTGAATATAATCTCTTTTGTATTCACTTTGTTTCCCTCCTCTTGTAAATATAAATCTTGTAATAAATGATACCAGCAACCATGATTACCACAAATATCTCCTAATTGATATGGCACTTTCTTTAAATCTTTTAAAGGCATTTTTATTCCCACCGTTCCAGTATAGTTCTGAAAGAATTATCTATTATTTTTACCTTATCACCTGGCACAAAAACATCATTCCTCTTTTCGGCATATATAAAATCAGTATAAAAAGATTTGGTTACAGTATTAAAAAATTCTACTTCCCATAAACCTTCTACACTTTCCATTTTCTTTTTTATTACTCCAGGAAAAATCTTGTAAGTTAACATAATAACTTCACCTTTTTACTTACCAAAAAAACCAGGGTCAAAAATCTTTAGCATACCTGCCGCTAATAACACTCCTACCAGGATATAGATTATCCATTTTGTTAAACAGGCTTTACACTTATCTGCCTTCTCAGTAAAAAGAGCCTTCAATTCTTCTTTTGAATTTTCAAGTAAACAGGGTCTTGCCTGAATATGGAGATACTGAGAATTAATAGCAGTTGAAAGAGTTACCACTTCCTGTTTCAAAAGTTTCAACTCTGTAGAAATACTAGAAATTTCTCCTGTCAAAGTCTTTATCGTCTCTAAAGTCTGCGTAAAGAAAAGTTTTAATAAAGTAGTTTCCCCATTATTTGTTTTTTTATCTTCCGCCATTTTGTACCTCTATTCTGTTGATACCATTGTTTGTTGTAGATTTTCAACCTGTTTCTTTATATCTTCATCAGTCAGGTTTTTAAACTTACTTTGCAATTCTTTTATCTCTTCTGATAAAAGTTCATAAGAAATCACTATTATCACCTTCTTCTTAATATATGTAATTGCTCTTCTGCCAATACCCACGAAGAAAATCCCTGTTCTCTTGCACTCTGGCAAAAGGCTTCATCTTCTCCCGAAGGATATTTATCTGAATATTGAATGTTTTCATTTTTAAATACTGCTCTGGATATAAGATAGCAAGCCCCTGTAACTTTTACTTCAAAAAGTTTTCCTGGAATAGTGTTTCTATCAAGACCTGTAAAAGGAAGAAAATTCCAATCTGTTCCGCTGTTACTCACAAGCCCCGCCACTATATCTTTCTTTGTATCAAGAAGTTTGTCGAGTATATCAGGCTTCACAAGAATATCTGAGTCCACAGAGAAGATATAGTCTATATCCTCTTTCTCTCTTGCATATTCTAGTATTCTGTTTCTGAGAATAGAGAGATTTTTATAAGTGTAAAGTTCTCTTGGAATTCCACTTCTGCCCATTCCTTCTTCGCCCATATCAGCAGGAGTATTAAAATTTATCTCTTCTATTTTACAAACATCAGGTTCAAGATAATACTGAATTATTTCTTTGCTCTCATCCTTGCAATCATTAAGTATAAAGTAATAAGAAATATCATAAGGAGTATTCAAATTCTCTAAACAAGCCATATACTGATGCAATATCCACGCTCTATTTCTTACTGGTGCTGATATAAGAATATTCATTCTGTCTCCTTACGTCTTTTTATATTTTTCTAATATAAAATATACAAAAGTAGGAAAAAATATAATAATTAAGATAAAAAATATATTCATTTCTTCTCCTTAAATACTTCTGGGTTATCTTTTATAAAAAGATAAATGCCTTTTGCAAAACTATCAATAGTTTCATTTTTTATATCTTGTATATCAAATAAATCTTCTATTTCTATTTTGCACATTCCAAAAACTCCTTTTCATATTGTGATATTTGATTTTTCATACTGTATCTATTTAAAATCTGAACCTTTCTAAGGTCAGCATAGTTTTTGAATTTATCATAACCTTGAACCATCTGGTTTATAGCACTTGTTAGTATCCCAGACCTCTTTGTAATAGAATTTAAGATAGGAAATAACTCTTCTCCTATTATCTCTCTTGTTCTTTTTACATTTGGTATTACAATGCCATTTTCAGAACAAACTTCTTTGGCACTGCCTGTATCAGAAAGGATAAGAGGAAGTCCCTGCTCTATGGCTTCCATAACTACCATACTCCACCCCTCAGTAATCGAAGGAAGTAAGAGACAGTTAGAAAGTTTATATAGCTGAGTCATATATTGAGGTTCTATCCCCTGAAGTATCTTTATATTATTCTGAAGTCCGAGAGAATTGATTTTATTTACACACTGCTGGTAATAAGTGTGATCGTGAATTCCTCCCACCATAAGGCATTTTATCTCGCTTCCCTTTAATCCTTGAAAGGCTTCTATGATTAAATTCTGACACTTTACAGGAGTAAAGGAAGCAGGATTAATAAATATAAAATCTTCTTTCTTAAATCCAAGTTGTTCTCTGGTATAGAGTTTTCCATTTTGATAGTTTTCAGGATAAAGACCGTTAGGAATTACAGAGAGTTTATGGTGGTCAATGCAAAAATGGATAATCATATAGTCTCTTACTGACTCTGAGACTGCTATTACCTTTTTAATATAATCCCTGTAAACTACTGTTTTATATTTTCTCTGAGATTTTGTAAACCATATATAACTATTATGAGCAGTATAGATTGTCTTTACTCTGCAACGCCTATACTCATCTATCCCAAAAAGAGAGTAATGGAAGTTAACTATCTGAGGTTTTATTTTTTCAAGAAGTGCTTTTAATACAGGAATAGATTTCTTCAGGCAGTGAACTTGATAACCTTCTAATAACAACTTCTCTCCATAGTACCCAGGATTATCACCTTCTATAAATACGATAGGTTCAAACACTTCTATATTAATACTTTTTATAAGACTATAGACAACTTTTTCCAGACCTCCAGCGACAAACTTCTCTACCTGAAATATCACCTTTATCCTCTGCTCAGAGAGTTTGAAGTTTTTATGTTTCTTGAGCATTTTCTGAAGTCTATCGTATATCTTTAATTCTTTTGCTTTTGAGTTTAAGGTATCAGAGTGGACTCTATATTTATAGAGAACTTCAGGGCAGTAACCAATCTCGAATTTACTTGCAATCCTTAACCAATAATCATAATCCTCTGCACCAAAAGTATTTATATCATATTCGCCTATCTGCTTCGCTATTTCTCTTCTATAGAGGAAAGAGGCTCCAATGAAGTTATCTCCTGAAGTATAGAAGTTTTCTCTTGTAATTCTTTCAGGTAAAGAAACCATACTGCTATTCTGAGAACTTCTATTCTTCTTTCTACACTCTCCGCCATAAAGAGGCTTTCCTTCGCTATCTATCAACTGATAGTTGGAGTAAACCATACCTTTATCAGGATTTACTTTCAGGTAATGAACTAAAACTTCCAACTGTCCAGGAAGCATAATATTATCTGAAGAAGTCCAGGTATAAAATTCTCCTCTTGCCTTTGAAAAGCCAGTATTTAAAGCGTGTGGCAAATTCATATTCTTTTCGTGAGTGATTATAGTTACACGTGGCTTCCTGAGATAATCTTGAAGTATCTCCTTAGTATTATCAGTGGAACCATCATCCACGATAATTAATTCAAAATTCTTATAGGTCTGATTTAATACTGAGTCTATACTCTCTCTGAGATATTTAGCTTGATTATAAGTTGGAAGAATAACAGATACTAAAACTTCTTCTTTTACATGTAAGAGTTGGTCTGCTCTTACTTCCCAGTTATTAGATTTTAAGAAATTCTTTACTTTATTTTCATTTACTTTACTATTTACAAGAGAAGGAATAAGAGATATAAATTCTTCTTCTGTCCGGGCAAGAGTGCAACCAGGAATATTCTCTATTTCCTGATACTTCGTAGCTAATACAGGTTTCATCATAGCCACATATTCAAAGAGTTTAAGGGGTGAAACTGTTTCCACTATCTTAGTATCATCTTTAAACTTAAAAGGAACTATACAGAGATTGCTATGTTGAATATAAGAAGGCATACTCAATACAGGCTTTAATCCAAGCCTAAAGAAGTTCTTATACTGAGAGAGTTTATCCTTCAGTATATTACTCATTCCATCTCCAACGAATACAAAATTATATTCCTGATATTTATCAATACATTTCTCTAGCAGATTAAAATCTATCCAACTGCCCCACAAAGCACCCATATAAAACACTATTGGTTTTCCTTTAGGAAGGTCTTTAGGTCTTGAATATTTTTTCGTATAATCGAATATATCAGTATTGACTGCATTAGGTGAATAAACTATTTCTTTATCTGCCCTCTGAGAGATTATATCTATCAGTGCCCTTGCTGTAACAGTTATCTTATCTGAGAGTTGGAATATCTCTTTTTCTATTTCAGGTTTATACCAACTTCCTCCGAGTGAAGTTTGCCAGTTATCTATAGTCTCTATGATTATTTTTATTCCAGGTTTCTTTTCTCGTATCTCTTTTATTATTGGAAGCGTGGAGTAATGAGGAAGTTCATTAATTACAAAATCACAACTATGTTTTTGAAAGAACTCAGAAACTTTAAAATCATTTATATCAATAAACTCTATATTACTAAGGTTCTTCTCCACTTCTTCATATTTAAATCTCTTGCTTTCATAAGAAGGATAAATATTTACAAAAACTACTTTATATCCTCTTTTCAGGAAAGCTCTTGCAAGGTTCGCAGGTCTTTTGCTTCCTCCGCCATCAATAAACTCTACATTAGAGAATATAAGAATAGTTTCTGCCTTTTCTATTACAGGCATTACAATTTCTTTATTTTTAAAAGGTCTTACTCCCGTAAAAGGATAGTCAGGATGAAAGCCTTTATTTTCTTTTAAAAATTCTCCCCACTCTGCCAGAAAGAATTTCATACCATCAGCGGCAGCGTTCTTATGGTGTTTTCTGTTTTCATCGTGATAGAGTTTATGAATTATTACAGAGTCCGGGCAATAACGAACATCATATCCTGCTTTCCATATCTCCATTCCCCAGGTAGTGTCGTCAAAATAGATTGGTACAGGATATTCAGGAAGATAGCCTAACTCATCCAACAAATCTCTCCTGTAAAGACCGAAGCCAGCATAAGCATAATTCGCAACTTTACTTATTCTATTCTTATCCTGATATGGTTTTTCTGTCCATCCTCCGTCTCCGAGATTTCCACCGTGACTCATTACTTTTCCATTAGGCCATAATACAAGACTTGCCACGTGTCCTATCTGTTTATCTTTCTCAGCAAAGTCTATTGCATTACGAAGCCAATTCTCTGTCGCCTCACAATCGTTATTAAGAGCATAGATATACTTTCCATAACTCCATTTGAAGGCTCTATTATTTGAAGCCGCATAAGAGGTATCATCTTTCTCAAATATTAAAGAAGCCTTTTTGCTCCATTCCTTTTGAAGGTATTCTCTACTTCCATCAGTACTGAGAGCGTCTACTATTATCAGTTCGTAATAAACATTTTGAGAGTATTTTTCTATACTCTCTAAACAGTTCTTTAATATCTCTATTCTGTTTTTATTCATTACTATAACGGAGGCTTCGTAAGGATAATTCTTCTTTATCATCTTCTATCTCTCCCTGAGAAAAAGTTCAAGGGGTCTGCAGTACCCCTTTATATTTAAAAATTAATCAACTGTCGGTGTAGCATTTGCCAGCACTGATTTTATTATAAAGATAGCACTGGAGCAGGTTATCTTTTCGTCTACACTTTCCTGTGCCTCTATATATATACCAGGTTCACCAGCGTTACCTGCGTACTGAGCAACACTTATCCCTGTAGTTCTTCCTTCAAATTCTCCTGAGTCAAAAGTTTTTGCTGCCGTTGGACTCTCAGAAGAAACATCAGGGGCTATATAAAGAAGATAAATATTATTGCCCCATATAAAAGAATTAGAAGCAGTCCTCCCGGCTTTTGTAGTATCATAAGGCATAAATCCTCTCACTATTTCCATATTCAAAAGAGTATTACCAAGAGAAGGATTTGAAACCTTATCTACATTCTGTGAACTCTTTGTATCCCTGTTTGGATGTGTTGCCAACGTATATTCTATAAAAGGATTTAATAGAATTTTATTTGGCAATATCCCACAAGTCATAGCAAAGTAAGCACAGTAATATTGAATAATATCGAAAGGTTTTGAATTGGTAAAATCATCCATTTGAACAAGGAAAGTATTAGTTGAAGCATTATAAGGTAGAAGAGTTACGCTATTGGTCACTGCTGCGAAAGCAGTACTTACTCTGAGTTCTCTTGCTCTTACTAATGCAGATTTTAACTGCTCTGCTCTTGTAAGCTCTGGATTTTTACCTATCTTCTGTTGCTCTTTTATAAACTTATTCGTAAGAGGCATCCTGAGAGGATAATTCTTCGTTTCATAAGTGTCACTTCCTGAAGATACTTTGTGGATTTCTGCTGATGCCATCCCTACTCTGGGTTTAATGTTAACTACTTTAAATGAAGTTTTATCGTAAACTTCATATTCTCCCCTGTCGCTTTCTGCCCGGACTCTTGGACATACTATATCTGCCACTGCCCCAGCAACAGGATAATTAATAATGTGGTCGGTTAAAAATGGTTCATATATTGGTCCTGCTGTAATCATCTATATCACTTCCTTTCTTTTAAACAGTTACTATATCGCCATTATGCTGTAAATTTAATAACGCTAATCCTGAGTCTGTAGTTGTCTCTTCAAAATATCCTACGATATTTGTTGCTGAAGGAGTAACTTGTGTAGCTCCACACGCTTTACCTGTATTGTCGTAAACTTTAGCGGCTTCCCCATAATCTACCGCCCCATAAGTTTCTACATACACAACTCCACCTGTAACTACTTCTACATCTTCGTTGTCTGCTAGAAGAGTAGTATTATCATCAACGCCCTGAATAACTCCTATTACCCCGCTTACTCCTATGCCTGAAGGAACAGTACAATCTCCCTCAGAAGTGCCATAGACAACTAATCTGTTAGGATATATACCAGCTGCATTATCGACTTTCATATTCTTTATCTGATGACCTTCGTATTTTTCAAGTCCTACACTCATTTATTACACCTCCTTACGCTTTCTCACACATCTGGAATGAATAACCAGTTTCTACCATTGCGGCATTAACCGCTAAATGCCTGCTCATCCCGGCTTTCTGTTTTTCCTCTGCCAGGTTCTTTACTTCCTGCCACGTTACTTTGTCTTCTGGTATATAAGAAGAACCTTTTACCTCCCCATACTTTTTCACTACAGGAAGTGCCTTAATCTTTTCTACTTCCCTTGAGTAAGAGTCAATAGTTTCAGTCTCAGAAAGCTTCACTACACCCTGTATTCTTGCAATCTGTAAGTCCTTGCGATACTTCTTTTTGTCCTGTGGAAGTATTTGTCCATTCCTGATAGCTTCAGATAGAAGCATTTCATCATCTTTTCTGAAGTTTTCCTCTATGAGTTTTTTAATCTCAATATTCGCTTTCTCTTCTGCGAGTTTCACTTTTTCATCTGCTTCTTTTTTGATTGCTTCCATTTTTTCTGAGAAAGCAATTTCCATCTGCTTCTGCTTGTCCTCTACTATCTTGTTTACCTCTGCCATCGTTATTGCAGTTTCTTGTTTGGAATTATCCTCCATAGTTTTCTCCTCCTTTGCTATTAAATATTTTTCTATATTTTGAAGGGCGTTTCTAAGTAATACCTTCGCCTGTGGAGTTCCAGGTTTTCTATATAACTCAGGATGCCCTTTCAATTCATTAGAAATTGATTTTAACTGAGAAGTTATCTCTTCAAGAGTCCTTAGTTTCTCTTCTTCTTTCTTATCCTCAGCAAACCCCTGTATTACAGAATTAGTCCTTTTTATTTTTGGAAAATTCGTGAGGCTTCCTGCCCTTAATACCACAGGATATACTTGATTGTTTGCTGTATCCTTATAGTTAAAGATTATCTCAGGACTGTTATATGCAAAGAGCTTCTTGTCCAATACTTCCTTTCCAAGCTCTGTCCAGGTTACTTTTATATTTACCTGAGAATTTTCAAGGATAACATCATCTATCCATCCATAAGCCTCTCCATCCTGATGTTCCTTTGTTATTGGTATTCTCTGGCCTCTGGCATTACTCTTAAATGCTTTTAATAAGTTATTTTTGAATTCTTCATTGACCTCTAATTTAGTACCGTCATCAAACTTATAGACTCCGTTAGTGAATATAGTGAATTTATCTTTTACCTGTCCGTCAGGGTTATAAATGTTTAAAAGTTCCTGGAAGTTAATAGTTTCCATAGTTTCACCTCCCGTCGTAATAGTTTGAAATTTCTAGCATTAAATCAGATTTATGTTTATCAGTGAGAAGTTTGGCCTTCTCTTTTGCTTTCTTATCTATATCTTTTGTATCGAGATTTACTTTTGATTTAAATTCTTTTCCTACACCTTGACCTGCTAGAGTCATAGTTTCTATCAACCTTTTAGTCCATATATCTTCTATCTTTTTCAAATCAGGTATAGTTATTTTCGTGAGTTCTTTTCCTGCTTTAATCTGTTTTTGGATTGCTTTTAATTGACTTTCTGTTACTGAGGCTATTTCTTTCTGGAGTTTCTGTTCCTGAGTGTCCATATTCTTCTTTATATCTGCGAAGTCAACACGCTTTTCTGCCTGAGTTAGAGTTCTTTTCCATAGCAATTCAGGAGAATAGTTTTCAGAGAAACCTTCTTTCTTCAGAGGTGTAACTTCCTCTGAAGGCACAGGACTAACCATTTGCTCCTCTTCTATCTGGTCTTTATCTTCCTGTACTGCTTCGTCTTTCTCAAAAAGAATATTCTTTACAGCAATACGTGGAAATTTCGTAACTTCTCTATCGTTCAATAATACCAATCTCTTTATTAACTGATTGTTAATAGTATCGCAAATATCCTGAGCAATTCCATTAAGGCATTGAAGGAAGAATGAAGTTTTACTTTTATCAAGTGCGTAACTTCCACCTTCAGTAAGAAGAATAAATCCTGCTAAAGAAGATATGGCACTTTTATTCTGGTGTCTCTCTACTGTCTGTCTTATAGCCTGAGAGTTCATCTTGCCTTCTATGATATGAATTTTCATTCCATAAGGAGCATACACGCCAGCATAACGATGAGCCCTCCAATTCTCTATTATCTCTTCAGCCCTTGCATCTATATCTGCTTTCTGGGAAGTATTCAAGGAGGCGTAATTCTCTGGAGGTTCTACAACCAGAGTACCGAGTGCCATTTTCTCTATTCCCACGTTCTCTATATTTTCTATATTTTTGATTATTAACCAATGCTTATATTTCGCTCTAAAATCAGAAGTGCCAGTATAGTTACCTGCCTCAGGTTCATTTATAAAATGTAAACAATTATCATAAGGTATTTTAACTACTTTCCATACAGAACTTTCACCCTTATTGAAATAGGCTTCCTGCTGAACCTCTATAAGATTTCCTTCATCATCGTGTATCCATTTTGTAATAGTAGTGGGGTGGCGTGGCTCTAAATCATCTATCTGAATAGCAAACTCTTCTTCCTCTGGACTCTCTACCAATTTATCTTTTATCTCGAAAAGATAAAATCCATATACGTATTCAAGCAGTGCCTGATATAAAAATCTTCTCCAGGGTGTTTTTATTCCGTGAATAAGATTATTCTCTACTTTCTTTGCAAGTAATACTGCTTCCTCATTTTCAGGGTCAGAAGGTTCTATATACCACGTGGCATTAAGAAGAGGCAGAAACTGAGCCTTTATCAATCCTTTATTTAATCCATCACTCTGATACATTTGATTATAGATATTTAAACCTTTTAATCCTTTGAGGTCTGCTGAGTATTCTTTCTGCACCTGTCCGGAGAGACAATATATTCCAGAAGTTCCTATTGTTTCTGTATTCTTTTGAAGTTCTTCTTGAGGCATAATATTTGTTACCACACCTTACCTA